TAGATTTTGCACACAAGACCTAAAGATCAAGGCCATTCAGCAATACTTATTTGAAGAATTAAATTTTCCTAAGCCATATCTTTGCCTGATCGGAATTAGAGCAGACGAAGAACGGCGAGCAGTTAAGCTGCACAATACAGTAGAAGGCGGTCAGGAGCGGTACTTGCCTTTGTACGTTGACGGTATTACCAAAGAAGATATTTATGCGTTTTGGACGTCACAAAATTTTGACTTAAACCTGCCAAACAACAACGGAACTACCGACTGGGGAAATTGTGATCTGTGTTTTCTCAAAGGATTTAGCAAAAAACTATCGATCATTGAGGCTAGGCCAGATCTGGCGGATTGGTGGATTGAGCAAGAAAAATCGCTGTCAAAAGATGTAGGCAAAGCGGCTTATTTCAGAACAGATCAGCCAAGTTATGAACAGTTAAAGATTATTGCCAGTGATCAAGGTTCATTGTTTGGCTTTGATGAAGAATCAATACCTTGTTTTTGCGGAGATTGAGCTTTTAATTATTTAGAAGATGTAATAAAGTAAATGTGTCGGCGGGATTACCAGTCCCTGAAGGCCGATTTGAAGACGACAAGAAGAATCGTGCGCAAACCGACACGGTTCCGATTTTCTCACCTTTTGAATCAGACTTCAACCATTCCTGCCGATCAGAAGTGGCGCTTAACTGTGCGTCCAACTGATAAAGCAGTAATTCGTGAGCATGTTGTAGGACTGCCAGCTTGTCCCGACTCACGTCCAATACGCAAAGACTCAAGTGAGTTGGTTAGGGTAGCGCCTAGCCAGGAAAGCGAAAGCAAATGAGTACCGCATCTTAGGATGTTATCTCACAAGCCTAAAGGGAATAACGAACCCAATGGTTGAGATATGCAAAGGGAAAAAGCTGGCCTATGCCAAAAATAAAAGGAGAACACATGGAATTAAGGGAGCATCAAAGCAAAGCGATACAGCTATGCAGGGAATCAATCAAGCAAGGACACAAACGAATCATGTTGGCGGCACCATGCTCATTCGGCAAGACAAGGGTAGCCGTTGAAATGTTAGCCAGCGCAGCAAAGAAAGGGCTGACGGGCTTATTTATTTGCGACCGCATAAAACTGGTTCAGCAAGCCATATTGGAGTTTGACAAGCATGGCGTTGAGGCGGGAGTCATCCAAGGGTGGAATCATCCAAGGGCCAAGTGGCACGCTAAGATCCAAATCGCATCAATTCAAACCTTAGCCAGGCGCAGACAATGGCCGATGGCTAATCTAATAATCGTTGACGAGGCCCATGTCCATTACAAGACCTTGACTAGCATGATGGCTTCTTATAGCGCGGTGCCATTTATTGGTTTGAGCGCCACGCCATACGCTAAGGGATTGGGTGAGCATTATAGCGACCTGATTGTGCCGATCACCTCAAACGAGTTAATGGATCAAGGTTATTTGGCCCCAGCCAAGTATTACGGCGGTCGTCAGCCTAACGTCAAGGGCATAAAGACCAAGCGTATACAGACAGGCGGCACCGACTTCGACCCAACGGAATTATCAAAACGCATCGAGGAAGATATGCACTTGGTCGGGGACATCATTGAGAACTGGCGCAAGTATGGCGAGAACTCGCAGACCATAGCCTTTAGCCCGTCGATCAACCACAGCAAAACATTGGTTAGAATGTTTAACGCAGCGGGGATCCCAGCCGAGCATATTGACGGTTATATGGAAGACGAAGAACGGCAGATACTTTACCGCGAACATGACGAGGGCAAGTTTAAGATTTTATCTTGCAGCCGCTTGCTCAATACTGGATACGATGCGCCATCGGTTCGGTGCATGATTGACGCATTCCCAACCAAATCAATATCGGTCTACTGTCAACGGGTAGGTCGGGTTCTAAGGTTGCACGAAGACAAACCCCATGCAATTATACTTGACCATGCTGGGAACGTATCGAGACACGGATTTGCTGAAGACATTTGTCCCGAAGAATTGCACAAGGGTCAGAAAGAATACCGCGAGAGAAACCAAACGAAAGAAAAGCAGGAGCCCAAGACCCAAGACTGCCCCGAATGTTATCAGGTAATGATAATCCCAAGATGTGAGTGCGGGTATGAGGTGCCAAGGGCGCAGTTGATAAAGTCTGACAACCAAATCCTGAAAGAAATCAAGAAGACAAACCGCAGCTTTACTATGGATCAGAAAGCACGTTGGCTTGGCGACTTACAGCAGCACGCGAGCCGCAAAGGTTACAAGAAAGGTTGGTCAAGTTGGGCCTACCGCACAAAGTTTGGGGTCTGGCCCAATAAAATCAAACCAGAATACCAGCAAGAGCAACTGCCAGAGGTCGGCGGTTTTATTAAATACCTACAAATCAAGGGAGCAAACAGTGATCGAAGAAATCTTAAACAGGCTGGATAAGGTCAAGCAGCAAGGGACTCAGTATTATTCAAGGTGCCCAGTTCATAAGGGCAGCAACCAAAACCTTGGCATTACGGAAAAAGACGGCAAAGTGCTTATCCATTGCTTTAACTGTAATGCGACGGGGCTGGAAGTGGTTGAGGCGTTAGGCTTGCCGATTGGCGCACTGTTTACGGATCCGTTAAAGCCAGACAACAGAAAGCACATCAACAAAGCAACCCGCGAGATTGCTATGGAAGATGCTTACTTCATTGAAATCTACCAAAGCGAATTGGACAAAGGCTATCAGCCAACCCGCGAAGAATACCGACGGTATAAACTAAGTCTAAACCGCGTCAAGGTGTTGAACTAATGCAGGTGCTCAATAAGGAACGACTCAGCACCGATTGTCTCCATATCACAATGTCTAGCAATGAAGACCGAGATCGGCTGTTTAAAATGCTGTCCGAGATTGATTTGGAATACCCAGTTGACGTTCAGATCAAGAAAGCGAAAAAGGACAGAACGCTACAGCAGAATCGCATGATGTGGCAATGGTGGCGGGACGCAGAAGAACAGGGAGATATGAAGTCATGGGAATACCGAGCATATTGTAAACTTCATTTTGGGGTTCGGATCCTGCAACGGGACTCGCTGGAATACCGAGAGAAATACCAGCGCATCATTAGGCCAATGGCATACGAGCAAAAGCTGGAATTGATGGTCGAGCCGTTTGACTTCCCAGTAACCAGCGCAATGACCGTAAAGCAGCACTCAGAATTCTTGGACAAAACCGCCCAGCACTTGCGAGAATTAGGCATTCACCTAACCGCAATGGAGTAGCATGGCTAAGAAATGCAAGATATGTCTGCAACCGTTCACGCCTCAGTTCAGCAGCTTCCAAAAGACCTGCAACAACACCGAGTGCTTGGTCGACTTTGGTCGGCAAGAATCATCTAAGCTACACAAGAAAGCTGCGCGGCTAGAAAAGAAAAAGGCAAAAGACAACGACAAGCAGCATTGGTTAAAACGGGTTCAAGTTGAGTTCAACAAGTTTATCCGAAACCGAGACTCTGCTAACCCTTGTATCAGTTGCCAGCGGCATCACTCAGGGCAATATCATGCGGGTCACTATATGAGCGTTGGTGGTCACTCTGCGGCGCTAAGGTACAACGAAGACAATTGCCACAAACAGTGCTCAGTTTGCAATAATTACAAGAGTGGTAATCTTGCAGAATATCGGTCAAACTTGATAAAAAAGATAGGGTTAGAGCGGGTTGAGTGGTTAGAGGGGCCGCATGAACCAAAGAAATATACCGTTGAGGAATTAAAATCAATGCTGACTCACTATCAAAATTTGAATAAGCAATGGGCACAATCACAGTCTTAGACCCTCATGCTGAGGAGATAAGAATTGTGTTGGAGCGCTTGCTTGCTGAGTGTGAGGCTGGCGAATTAATGGGCGCGGTTATCGTCACAGAAAAGCATGACGGATATGACTTGGACATGCCTGGCACTTTCTCAACCGAACCCGATTGCATAGCATCGATTACTGGCAGACTTCAAATAGCGGCCCACACGTTTTACAACATGGCGTGGCACGATGAGTATTAAATACATAACAAGACCCGAGCATTTGGATTTCTGCAATACGGACTACCAACGTCAGATAATCGAAATGACTTTGGGCGGAATGAATCAGACCGAGATTGCTAAAGAGTTAGGCAAAAATCCCAGAAGAATTAATAAAGCGCTTGCGGCTGTTCATAGACGAGCAGCGCTTCAAGGCGTAGCGCCAGCCCAGAATGTCAATCGGCAGACAGCGCCAGGATTTACCACTAAGCGCATCAGCACCGCCTACAACATGGACAACGAGATTGTCCTGCAATGGCATATTCAAGAACCAGAACGGCAGAAGCTGGAAGAATTAATTGCTCAATTCGTGGAGGGGTTCAAAGATGAAGTCACAGGAATACACACTCCCGTTGACGCGCCCAAAAGCATTGATGACGATTATATGGTTGCTTATATTATTGGGGATCACCATCTTGGGATGCTTGCTCACCACACTGAGACGATGGGCGAGGACTATGACGTTAAGATTTCGCAACGACTGTTAGAGAGCGCAATTGATCGTCTCGTCAGTGTAGCGCCAGCGGGTAAGGTCGGGGTATTGGTAAACCTTGGCGACTTTATGCACGTCAACGATTCCACCAGCTCAACGCCTAACAGCAAGAACCTACTTGACTCTGATGGCCGTTACTCCAAGACCATTAGGGCTGCAAGCAATGTTATAAAGCGTACCGTTTTGCGTATGCTTGAGAAACACGCCGAGGTTTGGCTTGTGAACGTCAGAGGTAATCACGATCCAGATGCGGCGTTGTGGCTGAACGAGGTAATGCGCCTATACTTTGAAGACGACCCGCGTGTTCGCGTTTTCGATAACGCCAGCAAGTTTATCTGGTGGCAGTGGGGCAAGAATCTGGTAGTTACCCATCACGGTGATCGGATTAAAATGTCCAATTTACATGGGTCAATCGTGTCTAATCTTAGGCAAGAATGGGGGCAAGCGGAGCACACTTTCGTATGGACGGGTCACATTCACCACAAGAACCAAGAGGAATATGGCGGCGCATTGTTCGAGTCTTGGAACATCCTAGCACCCGCAGACGCGTGGCACTCTGGATCTGGCTATGCCAGTTCTCGAAGTATGACATGCGTGATTCTTCACAAAGACTTCGGGGAAGAAGGCAGATTAAAGGTAAACGTGGAGAGGATTAAGTGAGCGCATTTGACGAGCAGATTGGCGGCAACCACTACAAGTTGATGATGATCCAGCCAACAGAATACATATTAGCGAACGACATGGGATGGTGTGAGGCAAATGTTGTGAAGTATATCAGCCGATGGCGCGCTAAGGGCGGCGTTGATGACTTGCGGAAGGTGGTGCATTACACTCAGATTTTGATAGAGCAAGAGCTGGAAAAAAAGACGGCTTCAAAGGACGAACCCAAGAAACCGTCTTGGTAGGTTATAGCAAGATTGCTCCGATTACATAGCCAAGCAAAAAGGCCACGATCATCGCCCCGCCTGTGAAGCGTGGCACCATTAGTTTATCAAGTTGTTTCTTGATCATTTCTTGCCCTCCATTTCTTGCAACTTATCCAGCATCTTCAGCACGTCAATCAAAACGGTTTGCTCATACTGATCCACCTCTGGATGGCAGTAAGTCTCACGCACCTTGACCAAGGTCATCCATGCGGTTAGCAGGTCGGTTCGGGTTGGTTTCATGGTCATTTGTCTCTCCTCGTTATCATTGTGTTCCATGTGAAACATTTATCCCTATTTAAATGACCTATTTAAAAGGGGACTTTTATGCTGATCGGTTTTCCTTGATAATTTTTTCGATGGTTGTATGACTGACTTTTAAGATTTGGGCAATGCCTCGCATACTTTTCCCATTAGCGTGCCGCTCTAACACCCCTGCCACTAACTCAGCGCGAGTCTTATAAGGCCCAATTGCCTTTGGTCTTCCTCGGTTCATCGTATTCCCTCGCAGTTTGGTTTCAAGTTGTCGTAATCAGGCCAGTACCCGAGGCAGACGTTGTATTGATATTCTTTGGACATGCTGACCTCGTGGGCATAGTCCATTGACGAGATCCAAAGCACAGCGGCGACTACTGCTACGGCGACGCAAATTTTGGTTAAACGGTTCATTGGCATTCCTCAAATACATTGGAAAGGGCTATCTGCTTGGCAAGCTCAACCTCTGAGACTTGCATATATCCAGCCAGTTGGTCGGCCATGTCAGAGCATTTTTTTGACATTGACTCGTCAGGGGCGGTGATGGCAAGCTCCAGTGCAAGCACCAGAGCCTCAAAGTTGTCGGAAAGGTCGTGGCTCATGCGCTGGCCCCTTGCTTCATGTCGTGGTATTTGCCAATAAAGGTTTGAAGGCTGCTGTCCCAAATTGTCTCAAATTCATTGGTGAAATTAATGCGCTTTTGGGCAAGTAGGTGGGATCCCTGAATTGTGTAGCGGTATTCAGTATCGCCGTGAATCTCATGTGAGGCGGTCATCTCTGCTTTTTGGTTTGCCCTAATAAAAGCGTTGATGTTGAAAATGGGCGCGTCGCCATTTAAGAAGTATTGAGCAGCACCTTCAGGGTAGCCGTCGTGATGAATGTAAGCCGTATGGGTGCCTGACCATTCGCTGATAAATTGGTAAGTTGCTCGTGTTGCCATGTGTATCTCCTTGCTGTTTTTGTTGAAGTAACTCTAGCAAATCAGACAACAATTGCAAACATTTTTTTGCTATATATAGTTGATTTATTTTGCATGGTTTGTGTTAAAATTCTTTGGTACTTTATTGACTCTACGACATGATTGAGATCACGCGGTTTGCATTATTCGGCGACAGGACATTAGGAAGGCTAAAAATTGACGACCTTGAACTCTGGACAATCGAACGCCCCTGGATCAACAACGTCCCATTTAAGTCTTGTATCCCAACAGGGCAATATAAAGTCAGACGCACAAATTCCCCAAGGTTTGGGCCAGACACATGGCAGGTTCAAGACGTTCCTGATCGGACTCATATCTTGTTCCACGTTGCTAATACTTCTGCTGATGTCGTGGGCTGCATTGGTTGTGGGATTAGTCTTTACCCTGATCTTAATGGGGTGGCTAACAGTCGCAAAGCAATGGGGAAGTTTGACAGCTATCTGGCAGGGTTGGATGAAACGGATTTGGTCATAACGACAGGCCCAATAATGTAAAACCATTCCATGAGAGGGGATGATGGCAGACTTAAAGATTGACTACATATCAGCAAGAGACCTTGTTCCATACAAGAACAATTCTCGCACCCATAGCAAAGAACAAGTGGAACAAATCAAGCGCAGCATGACTGAGTTTGGTTTCACTAACCCGATATTGATAGACGAGCACAACGGCATAATCGCAGGACATGGGCGGCTTCAAGCAGCACAAGAGCTTGGCATTAAGTTAGTGCCTACTATCCTGCTGGAAGGCTTAACAGAAGCACAGCGTAAGGCTTACGTCATTGCAGACAATAAACTGGCCTTGAATGCTGGCTGGGACTTGGATGTTTTGAGATTAGAAATTGACCTGCTTGGCTCAATGGACTTTGACTTAGATATTCTCGGTTTCGATGTTCAGGAGCTTTCGGCATTGACGGACATAGACGGAGAGTTCCCAGAGCTTGTTGACGGAGACAAAGAGCCATATCAGAAAAAGACTTTCACATTGCATGATGAGCAAGCCTCCCTGATCGATGACGCAGTTCTAAAGGCTAGGACGAACCCCTTGATAGACGAAGGGCTCAACGATAATTCAAACGGCAACGCTCTCACATTCATCTGTAGGCAATGGCTAGAAAATGCCCAGCGCTAAAGAAATCCAGGTAAAGCTGATAAAAAAGCACGCAGCCGCAGCAATAATCCAAAAGTATCATTACTCAGGGAAGGCGACGCAAAATAGTCAGTTGAATTTTGGCGTATTCATCAATGACAAGCTCGAAGGGGCTTTACAGTTTGGCCCTCCAATAGATCGCCGAAAGCTATTGCCTCTCGTAAAAGGCTCGAAATGGGGCGACATGATAGAATTGAACCGAATGGCATTTGGGCCTTTGCTGCCGAAGTTTAGCGAAAGTCGCGCAATTGCTGTCTGTATGAGAATAATCAAGAAGCAATACAGTCAAATCAAATGGGTAGTGAGCTTCGCTGATGGCACTCAATGTGGAGACGGCACGATTTATAGGGCGAGTGGATTTGTGTTAACCTCGATCAACAAGAACTCAACAATTGCTCGGCTTCCATCTGGCGAAATTGTAGCGCTTCATGGAACGTCCAAAAGAGACATGACTGGCGCAGAAAGATTGGCAGGTCATCAGTTGCGATACATAAAATTTCTGGACGAATCAGAAAAGCAAAACCTAACAGTGCCAATTATACCGTTCGCAGAGATTGACAAACGGA